TCTACCTCATTAAACATTAAACAGGGATTTCATCATCCAGATCAAAATCACGCCGGAAGGTGTCTACAGCCGGTGCCTTAACATCGGACTCCATCGCACCGAACTCAGAGGACTCATAAGGGACGTGACCAGTGACACGAATAGCAATAGGATAAATACCCTTCTTCTTGCCAACTCCATAGTCACGAATATCAAGCTTAACATCCCCTTCAGAGAGATTACCAATCAGGTTGGTAGGTACGCCCTTGTCGTTTAACTTTGGGTCCCAATCAACATCATCAACATCGTAGATGCGGATAGGTGCATTTTTGTCGCCGTCCTTGGTGAGTTCAGACTTCTTTAGAATGATAAACGGATTGCGATCCTTGTGTTGACCCTTAGTACCGATATTGTAACCAGCACCCTTGATGCGATCAGTAAGGCCATTCTTGATAAGAAGCTGAAGGCCCTTCTCGTTAGGCTCAATCTCGAAGGTCCATTCACGACCGTCCTTGTTGAAGTTCGGGACAGGTTCACCAAGAACCTTAGCCCACGAGAGCTTACCACTGATAAACGCTGTAACCTTATTTACTGCTGCCAATTTCTTTTCCTTTATTTCTTTTTCTAAATCAGAACAAAAATATTCGAACATTGCTTGTTCTAAAAGATAAGCACCTTCGCCCATCTTGTTCTCTTTCTAAGGTGGATGCCCCGCAAGGATTCGAACCTCAGCTAACTGGGTCAAAGCCAGTCGTTCTACCGCTAAACTAAAGGGCAAAGTGGTGCCAGATGAAAGAATCGAACTCTCGACCTTCTCGTTACAAAGGAGTTGCTCTACCACTGAGCTAATCTGGCAAGTAAGATAAGAGGAGCTTACTGTTAGTTTAGAACATCTTATTTTGTTGCGGATGTCTCTAATCCTCTTACCTTATACCTAATTATAACACGTTCTCAAGAAATGTCAAGAACTTTCTTCAACTCTTCGACATGTTTATTAAAAAACAGTCCGGGGTTCAGCATGACTTGATTAAGAAAGCCTCTGTCCCATGCCATGTTGTAGAAATCTTCTAGAAAATCATAGAGCTTCTGATCTAGTGTGTCTGTGCCCAAGTTAGGCCCTCCTTTGCTGTTCCATCGAGAGGCAGATTGAGGTTAAGCTCTTCTCCAGCATCTCGTATTGCTTGTACACTGAGTCTTGCGTGCTCCCGTGCATCTTTAGGAGCAACGTCGTACTGCCATTCATCGTGGATATCTCCAACTTTGAGACTGTCCAGTCCGTGACGCCGTATATAGCCTTCCAGAAAGATTGCTCCCTGCGCCATAACTCTGGCACCACCACCCTGAAGCTTGTAGTTGAGAGCTGCGTGGGGAGATGGACAGACCACTCCGCTTCCATCGACCAACCACACTCTTCCTGTTTCTTGTTCATGGATGGCATCTTCCATCACCCCTTTAATACCGAGTCGTGCGAGAAATTGCTCGCGCATGGCGGCCCCTTCTTCTCTAGTTCCTTCAATAATTTGCGCAACTTTTCCGGCTTGGGCCCCGTATTGGATTGCGTATAGAAGTGTCTTAGCTCTTGGTCGAGTAACTCCCGCCAAATCCGCGTTGTATTGATGTGGGTCACCTTCTATTACCTGTTTTGTGAAATCGGGTCGATTGAGATAATGAGCGAGCATTCGTAGTTCGAGGCCAGCCGCATCTGTTCCCACAAGAACTCGTCCCGGTCGGGCAGTCCAGAGGTCTCGTGCTTCATATGTGTAATACCCCGCTTCTTCATAAAGTACCTCGCCCGTCTTAGAAACACGAACGGCTGGTATGTTGGCCGTGTTCGGAGCCTGATGCCTAAACCGGAGGGTGTCCGCCACGAATAGTTTGCCGTGTATACATCCTGTTTCTTCATTCCATTCGTTTAACCAAGTGTTCACCATGTTGGCTCTGCCGTTGACAGACATCCAACGAGTGATAAGAGCTACCTCAGGTATACCAGACTCTTCAGCAAAATTAAACAAAGACTTTTCTGTTACTTTGGGTTGTCCTGTAGGTGTTCTTTCGTCGGGCACCCAGCCAAGGGCAAGAAGCTTCTCAGCTCGTTGTTTAGGTGATCCAATGTTGAAAGATACTTGCTCATATGCTCTGTAAAACTGGCCTTGTTCAGAGGACTCGACGTCATATCGTTGCATATCTCGTTCGTAAAGTGCTGTAGGTTGGCCAGCTTTCGTAAAACGTTTCGCCTCACGAACAAATACTCGTTCGGCTGGAAAGACTGCTCTGATTTCATCTTGCAATTCCTCTTCACGTTTACGTAGAAGCTGATAGAAATGGATAGCCCTCTCAGCATCGAAGTAGAAACCATTATTCTGCTGTTTGTTTAAAATGTGAATCATGTTATGCTGAATGTAGCATGACTTCTCGCTAAACCCGATCTTCTTAAGAACTTTAGTAATAGTACGAAACAGGTGAGCACAAATGGTTACGTCTCTATGGCAATAAGCCACCATTTCATCAGATAGATGAGTCCAATCGTTGAACTCGGTCTTAGGATAGCCTATACGCCCGCCCCAAGCCCCTAGAGAGTGTCCATCGGGAATGGAGGGGTGATATAGCGTACTAAGGACAAGCGTGTCTACGAGCTTCCCTACGGTTAGTTTCGTACTGACAAGGCGGTTAAGAACAGGAGCATCAAACTTGAGGATATTGTGGCCAACGTAAACGCTGCCGCGCGTTCTCTCAAAGAATCTACGAATTTCATCATAATTTCTACACTCGCCTTTTTCTTTTGTTTTGATATTCTCCCAGCACATACACCAGATGATGGTTGCATCCAGTCCGTCTGTCTCGATATCAATTGCGTAAAAATCTTGGGCCTGATTTTCCCAGTCTAGATACATATTATTCCTTACTTGTAGAGTTCAAACTCATTACCAGCAGGGCTACCACCCTTCTCATATACCTCACCAGCTTCCTTAGTAAGCTCTTCCAGCCTGCCTGTAATCTCGTTGTAGAAAAGATAACAAGCTGGGCCTGTACGCCCACAGAACCTGTTCTTCTCGACTACAAGGCTGGTTACATTCCGTCTCCAAGGATCAGGATCAGTCTTGTCTCTGTGAAGCTTGATCACGATGTTAGCAATCTGCTCAGGACCTGCTGAACCTCTTACCTGTCCTTGCCTGTTGATGTGAATAACAGCAATGACACAGATTTGAAGATTCATGCAGAGCATCTTAAGCTTGGTGCTGATTTCGTCTAGTTGTTTGCGTTCATCACCTGAATGATCAGAAACAATAATACTGAGATGATCCAGAACGATGTATGAACAACCCAAGGCCGCCATGTGACGGATTTTGGCGAGAACAGCATCAATGTCATTAGAGCCGAAATGGTCCCAAATGACAACACGATCATGATTGATAACAGCATCGAAATGCTCCTTTAACTCTTCCTTAGTACGTTCTGTATCAGGAAGGTGGTAGGGTTTGTTAGCCTGAACAGACATCAGACCAATGACGGTATCGTAGTTAGGTTCTTCAAGATGAAGAATGCCAACACCCTCTTTGGCCTCAATCAACTCAGGATTCATCAATAGAGAGTGTTCTACAGCCTTAACGACACTGGTCTTACCTACCCCAGTATCAGCAGTAAGAAGCACTACCTCGCTCTTACGTAGCCCATAAGTCATGTAGTTCAGACCGTTAAATGGGTAAGAAACAGACTTAGGTGTCTTGTGGTTCTCAATCTCTTCCCACATATCCTTACCGATCTTGAGACCGTCAGGCATGTAGCTAGGGGCTCTAAACCACTCGTTGACGAACTCCTTTTCAAGACCCTTCATCAGATAGTCGTTAGCATCCTTAGCTAGCTCAAGCTTCAGGATATGGGCTTTACCCGGAGCAAACAACTGAGCAACCTGATTCGCTGCCTTCTGTCCGGGTTCGTCATTGTCAAACGCAATAACGATCTTATCAAAACTGTCTAGATATTCAAAATTGTCCACACAGTTTTTCTTGGCCTCAGAAGCTGACTTAACTGAAACGCATGGATAGCGGGAGCCAGTAAGCTGGAATCCGGCAAGGGCATCGCACTCTCCTTCAACAAGTGTAATTGCTTTCCCACCTGCGGGAAATAGCTGCTGTCCAAACATAGTTCCGCGCTGAACATCACCTTCCCAGTAAAAAGCTTTCTCACCCTTACGACGCACTTTGTTGGCGACGTGGGCACCATTTTCATCGAAATAAGGATATACATGGCCTGCCGGACTTTCTGGATTAGTGTTGACAGTGACCTTGTACTTGTTGACCGTCCCTGCTGAAATCATCCTATCGCGGATGGCGATCTGCTCTCCGGCAGGAAGTGGTGTGAGGTTTCTGTCTGCTGCGTGCTTGACTGGATGATTATCTGAAATCTTATTCTCTCCTAGTTGTTCTGTATACGAACAAACAAAACAATGCTTGTTGTCGGTGTAGACTGCCAATCCGTCGGATGAACCACAAATAGGACAGCCTTCGTGATGGCTGAATTTGCTCAAAAGCTATCCTTTATAC